AATTTGCTGCTTTCATTCTTATTTCTTCTTCTTTTTCTACTTTTGGAAGTTCATCAACCAATTCAGTTAATCTTTCCATGTTTGTATCAAATGATACTTTTTCATCTTCAGAAAAATCTCTATTTTCTTCAGATACTAAATTTTCAAGAGTATCAAGGGCAACTTTTACTTCGCCTATTTCTTCTCTTATTACTTTACTATTTCTCATTTTCTAAATTTTAATACTACAAAAATCAATTATTTGATTATATGTACTTTGTAACAATTTTAACTTTGTTATAATTTCGCAAAGCTGATTTTGTTTCAAGTCCCATTTCTTCAACTTCTTCTTCAACAACCTCAAGTGATTTTTTAAGTTCATCAACTTGGTCAGCACTTCGTTTGAACGCATCACGATTTGAACCAGCACTCACAATTGACCACTCAACTAATTCTTGTCTTGTGAAGTAAATTGTGTTTCGATCTTCATCTTCTTTGTTGCCATAACGATATTCATGCGGAATTGCTCCAACACTTGCCATCTTTAAAATACCATCTTGCATTTTATTAAATACTTTGTCAGCAAGTGGATTGTTTCCTTCACGTTCAAATGTTACCTCACCAATCAACGCGTCACCATCTCTAAACACTCGTGATGTTCCGATGATTGTGTCAGGATTAGAACCACTCACTTCATGATTGTAGCCAACAATAGGATTTCGATCATACGTTGACAAATCCCATCCATCAAGTTTGAATGATGTTCCATGTCTATCAATGGATTCTGTTGATATAACAAATTGTGCAGTACGTTCAACTTCGTTAATATTTCGAACCTCTGCAAGTCTTTCAATTTTATTCATTACTTTTCTATTTTTATCAATTTCTTTTAGTTTACTTTCTGACCATCTCAATCCAGCTTTGCCACCCCACAACAAATATGATATAGTTCCACACGCTTCAGTGTTATCAGGATCATAATATACTTCAGCACGTGACAAATATGAAAACATCCTTTTGATGGTATCTTCTGAAATCGGTCTTTTTTCTGACAAATCACGACCACGATTTTTTCCCACCAAAGTGGCACATTTGTTTCCAACCTTTTCATTCAACTCAATGCCACGTTTAGCATTGTTAGAAACCGCATCAGGATAATCACTATAACTCGCCATCTTCCTTTTTATAATAATTGTCCATGTCCTGAATTGGTATTCTGTTTATTTGGACATAACGTTCATCACCGCCTTCAATTGGATTTCTATCCTCAAGTTCAAGTACATCATTTATGCTATATGCACCAATATCAGTCATCAGTCTATAATACTCACCTTTGGTTTTTACATCAGTTCGCAATAACCTATCTACATTGTGCTTAAAATAATGGTCAAGTTTTTCTGTATCTTTTAATAATTTCCTTCTATATTCTTGCTCAATCTTTTCAATCCACGTACCAATTGAATAGGTCACAAATTCAATTGACTGGTGTTCAATGTTTGAAAACGTTGAATTCTCCATTTCATTAATCATGTGAGATGGTATTCCCAAGATTGTTGCAATCTCATTCTTTTGGAATTTACGTGTTTCTATAAATTGAGCATCTTCAGGTGGTAAACCTATACGATGATATTTTGAACCAGCATCAAGAATTGCGGTCCCACGTGTTCCATTTGGTCCATAGTTGGCAGTCCATTGTTGACTGATTGCTTCTTTTGTTTCAGGTTTTAAAACACCAGCATATTCAATGAATCCATCAATCCTTGCAGACTTGTTATAAAAGTCAGCACCATAATCTTGTGCTGCAATTGATAAACCAAGATTTTGTTTGTGTGCTTGTATTGCCGAAAGTCCAACAACTGGATCAACTCCAAACCCTCGAAGATTTATCATGTCAGCATCTTTTACAAGCAATGATTCAGTTTCATTGTATGCTTCCTTGACCTGAACTTTCCAATAAATTTCATCATCATATTTGATTGGTTCGCATTGTTCACGAGTTACATTGACCAATGATGTTGGTGTTCCAAATTGGTCACGTTCAATAATAGCCAAACCATTGCCATGATTAATTGCTGATGTAATTAATATTTGTGTGAAGTCAAATGAAATTGATTCATAGTTTGCTTCAGCATTCAACAAGTATTCTGTTGGATGTGCAACAATTTCACGCCTTCCGTTTTGTTTGCGAAAAACCTCAACTGGCAACATTGCCACTGATTCTGTAATTCTTCTTACACCAGCCCAATATGCTGACAAACCCATTGCAGTTTGTTCAGTGACTGGAGTTCTTCCAATCATTCCACCAAAGTTTGCATTTAAGAAACCTTTTTTTGCGGATAGAACTGGATTGATTCTTTTGATTTCAAATCCAAATAAATTCACTATTGCAAAAATGAAACAATAGTTTTTTAAAAATATGTAAAATATTTAACTAAAAAAACCCTTACATTTCTGCAAGGGTAATTTTATGATATACCAATACTTATTTGTTTTGCAAATATATTATTTTTTCTTAAAATTAATTGATTGAGATGCTTTGAATGATTGATGATTTTTGTATGGTTTATAGTCAGGTAAATAAATGTTGATTTCTTTCACACATTGGTCATAAGCCATTTTGCGAATTTTGACTTTCTTCAAATGCTTATGAAACAAGTCATCAATTCCTTTTGTTACCGCATCAATTATTTCATCAGGAACATTCACAATAGTATTGTTTTTTGGAACATTTACAAACGTTATATTTTTATTTGACAAAATAACACGATAAGAATCATAGTCTTTGTAGTGTTTAAAATGTGGTGCATACTTCCGAACTAAATTGATTGCTTCATCATATGCATCATCAGGTGGATGATTTTGCAACATTTCAAAAAATAAAAAATCAAAGTTCTTTTTATTGTTTAACACATCATATATTTTTTTTGGTAGTTTCATATAATATATAAATTGCCATCTTCCAAATAAGATTTGTTTGAATCAGGTTTGTCAAGCCACAAACCAAATGCCATGATATTTGAAATCAATCCATCTATCTTTTTGTTTGGTGAACGTGTGTCTTTTTCAAGTTTAATGTTTCCAGCTGGATCAGACTTGACCGATGCATTGCCAACCATCCAACGCAACACTGGATTGTTGCCATGATTAAACTTTTTACTTTCAACCATTGCCTGAAGTTCTTTTGTTGGTGCATTCATAGATTTAAAACCTTGTCTAAACTCAATCAGGTCAAACCCTTCTTCATACAACTTTGGTGCAATGTGATGTGAATTCCAATTGTCATAAGCAATGGATTGAATATCATATAACTTATTAAGTTGACCAAGTTTGTAAATAATAAAATCATAGTCAATCACATTGCCACTTGTTTCTTCAATATACTCATCTCGAACCCATTCACGATATTGAATATTCTTTTTGTCAGCTGATTGTGTTCCTTTATCTTCAGGTAACCAAAACCAATTTTTTGAATAATACTTTTCATCTATTTTCCAAACCAAAGAAAATGCAGTGATGTCACTTCGTGATGATAAATCCAGCCCACCATAACAAGGATAATCACGCAACATCTCATCATCAAAATCCCAATGTGATTTGGTCCATATCTCATCATTAATCCATCCATCCTTTGATTGTGTCCAAACGTTTAAATAGTATCTTTTGAATGAATTCAAACTTGCTGCACTCACCATTGCTTTGTTTGCTTCCTTTTCATAAGCACGTTTACCAATACTTATGTTGTAGTTTGGATTTGCTTTTTTCCAAGTACGTTCATCAAATGGATCATCATCTTTGTCCGCACCATAAACACAAACCAGTTGACTTTCATCTTCAATTAAACCTTTTGCAATGTCAATGGCTTGTTCATGTCTTTGGTAACCAATGCCATATAAATCAGAACCAGCGGTTGTGATAATAAATGACAAAGGTTGTTTTCTTGCACCTTGTGATTTCTCAACCATCTCAAGAACCTCATTGTTTTTGTGAACATGGAGTTCGTCTATAATTGCTAACTGGGGATTAATTCCATCCTCCCCCCCAGCTTCTTTTGAAAGTATTTGATATGTTTTTAAACCACCAATGTGGTCAGGTGCAGTGATCGAGTTTCGGTAAATGTTACACTTGGATTTTAATCTTGGTGATTTTTGAATTACTTGCTTTGTTGCATCAAACACAAGACCAGCTTGTTTTCTTCCCCAAGCAACACCAACAATTTCAGAACCACCCTCACGTTCTATGTCAATAAACACACACGCAATTGATGCAGCCAAAAATGATTTGCCTGACTTCTTTGGTATCTCAATGTATGCACTTGTGTATTTTCGAAGTCCAGTTTCTTTGTGCTTCCAACCAAATAATGGTTTGATAATGTCATCCTTTTGCCATTGCTCCAAAATAAATGGCTCACCAGCTTTGTCACCTTTTACGTGTTTAACATTTTCCTCAATGTATTGGACCACAATGTTTGCAGTCCTTTCATCAAAGTAATATTTATCAAGGTCGATATTTTTGAAGTTTGTTTTATATGCCATCAGAATATATGTCCTTATCTTCTTCAGGTTTTTGTTGTAGTTGGATTCTTGTTCTTGCACTTGGACTAAATCCAAACTCTTGTGACAAACGCAAAAAGTCCTTTCGTAATTTATTTAGTTCCATATACAATGGATCAATTTTTTTTGCACCTTTATCATCAAGATAAAATCGACCTTTTGTATTTTCTTTTAACCATTCCAATTCAGAATAAACATAACAATATTCCTTGAACAAAGTCAGGTCAATGAATGATATATAACCATACAATTTTTGTGACTGCATGAGTTGTTGTGTCCACA